TGCTCCGCTCCTTGTTGACGAACCCGCTTGGCTTCCTGCGCGTAAAAATCCAGCAGGCCCAGGCCGCCCGGTTTGTAGTTCGCCAGGGCCAAGCCGTCCGACTTGTCGCACGACCGGCCCAATAGTTCTTTGACCTCCTCCTTCGGCCGAAGGAAACGCACCAGCTTTTTGACGCCTTCGAATTGCTTCTCCTTGTACGTCGCCATGCCTCCGACCACGATCAACTCTTCGCGGAGCTGCTCGTCCGGTTCGAGTGCGGCGCCAGCTTTCATGGCCTGCGAAAGTTGCCAGTACATTTCGGCCCGCACGTTGAAATAATCCGACGTGGTGGCGTTGGCTCCGAAGTGGACCCTGCGGACCCGCATCGGCTTGTCGAATCCCTCGACGGTGGTGTTCGCGAGCTCGTCTGCCAGGCCCGAGCCTTCCCCGCCCGCGTCCACGTTCGTGATGTCGCAAGGGTCGCCGGCGAAGATCCCGGCCATCCGCATTCGGGTCCTGTAGTGGTCGGTTTTCCGCAGTTCTAAGACTTTCTTGTACCGCGCGATCGAGAGGTCGCCCAACTTCACCCGGTCCTTGTCGTAACCTTCCGTGCGGTCGCCACCGGCCCGCGCCACGTCGAGGCCCCGCACGTGTTCGGCGTCTTGCTCCCGTTCCAGGTCCTTGACTTCCTTCCACCGATCGAAGCAGGCTTGGATCAAACTCATCGGGAACAAACTGTCGGCCGACTCCTCCGGGAACTCTCCCAGGACTCGAGTCCTGTAGAGCGGGTCCGTCTCGCCCCAATTCTCCAAGCGGTCCTGACACCACGCCAGCGTCGGCCCTCCTGGAATGATCTCGACGCCCGTCTTCACGTTCGGATGATCCCAACAGGAAATGTGGATGTGGTTGTACTCGGAGGAGGACGCGTGCTTATAGAACGGGCCTTCGGCCAACAGCGGGTTTCCGATTTCCAGGATCTTCGTGGCTTCGGCTTCTGCGGCGTCCCAAAGTTCCTGACGGACAGCCGAGGCCTCGTCGATGATCACCAGCACGAACTGCTCGTTGTGTCCCGCGAAGGCTTCCGGCCGGTCGCACGATAGGCCCGTCGCGTAATGACGATCGGTGATCTTCAGGTCGGTGGTGGACACCGGCACTCCGAACCAGGAACCGCCCGAGCGGTAGCGATCGCGGATGTGGCCCCACAGTTTCATTTTCACGTCGGGCCAGGACGCGGAGGTCGAAACCACGCGGGAAGGCCGCCAGCAATCGAGGAACCACAGGGCGATGATGGCCGCGTCGAGGGTCTTGCCGGTTTTATGCCCCGACCTGCAGTGGGTTTTGCGGTGCTCGATCACGCTGCGCCAAACTTCGTCCTGCTTCTCCCAGATCGGAAGCCCGATTCCGGGGATGTCCGGCATGTGAAGGCGCTCGCGGCACCACGCGATGTGATCCTTCTGCCAACGCATGCGCCGGCGAAACTCGGCCGCGCACTCGACGACGTGCTTCAACCGTTCCGGGTCGACCTGGTCGATCGGCAAATTCGCGTTAATTAGGCCCATGTGATCCATTGCCCTTGTCGCCGTTCCCGCCTCCTGGTGCTTTAGGCGAGCCGAATTCGTTGAAAAATTCGAACACTTCTTTCATGAGGTCCGAATTGGTCATGTCCGCAGGGATGGCCGCCCTGTCGTTCTTCCGGGGCTGATCTCCCGCAGATCTGGCGCCGCCGATGAAGCCGAGCAAGTGACAGCGCCGATCCGCGACGTTGTCGATGCGTTCGATCGCCTTCAGGATCGCGGACATCAAAGCCGCGTTCCCGACCTTGATCTCCTCGCGGGTTTCCATCTTCTCGGGCCTCATCGATTCCTGCGGCTCCTGGTGCGTGCCGTCTTTGTTCGGGGCGGCCTGGGTCCGGACCACCTTCGCGATCTTCCTGGTGACTTTCACGACGCCGATGGATTTCTTCCACGATCGCCACGCGGCCCGCAGCGCCCTGCGGGCTTCCACCTCGATGTCGTTGCACTTGTCGACCTCGAACGCCAGGTCCGCGTCCAGCAGGTCCCAACGGAACTGCCGGAATTCCTCTTTCGCCTTCGCCAGGTTTTTGCTGACGGCGCTTTGGGTGATCCCCATGCGCTCGGCTATTTGGAACTGGTTGAGTTTTTCCTTCAACCGAAGTTCGAGGATCTGCGATCGCCGCACTTCACTTTCGAGTTGTTGCTTGCTGCTGACTCGGCCGCTCACGACACCACCGCCAATCTCATCCCGTAGTCGTCGGCTTCGCTCGGGATCTCGACGCCGTGTTTCAAGCGCAGCCGGTTGTGCCGGAACACGCGATAGTCGACCTCGTGGTGCCAGCGGTTGAACTTCCACTTGAGTTTCGTCACGTCCGGGTGCATTCGAACTAGCATCTGCGATTTCGGCAACGTGCCTTCGACCTGGTAGAAATCTTTGTTGCACCCGCCCTTCACGGTCTGCGTCGGGGCCTTGAGTTGGAGGAAGCAATTAAACTGCACGGTGCACCAGCCCGCTTTCAGCATCCGCAAAGACAGATCCGTGTCCTCGTTGTAGCGCCCGCGCCAGCGGTAGGGCAGTTCGTTCCCGATGAGGTTGCAGGAATAGATGCGCGTGTTCAGGGAGAAGACGCACACGTGATCTTTGCGCGGCACGAACATGAAATAATTAGGGCCCGCCATCGCGACGTTCTCGAACCGCAGCGCGAAATCCTCCATGGCCCGGAAGATCGTCCCGTCGCCCACGGGGATCTGCTGTTCCTGATCGAATCGGTAGAATCGCCGGATGTTGTCGTCCATCACCCAATGCCAATCGTGGCCTGCGGCGATCGCGTGATCCCACGCGAAGTTCCTGGCGGCTCCGGGGCCTTTGCTTTTCGCGTACCCGAGCTCGTCGTATGTTTCGTACGCGTCCTGATACTTCACCTTGTCGAGGACGAGGATCTTCGCCGGGTCGATCACGGCCGCGTTGTACCAGGTGCCGAGGAGTCCGGCGCGAAAACGGGTTTCGGGCCAGTTCTCCGGTTGCTCCTGCAGCACGATCATCTTCAACTGCGGACCCCAATAAGTCCACGGGCTCGGGGCCTGCGGCGGCGGGTTGTAGTATTCGTACGAAGGATACCCGGACTCGTCGGCCAAGCGGTGAAAGAGTTCGGCCGGGGAATACATGTCGGTGTAGACGATGTTCGCGCCAGCGTCGAGGAGCTGCTTATACGTGACGTGCCCCGAGGCGATCATGGTGCCGTTCGTCGTGATCTGGATCTGAGTTCGCGGCGAGATCTCCCGGGCGATCTTCAGGAAGTCCGGCAGGCTTTCGTTCAACGTCGGTTCGCCGCCGACGCAGAGATCCACCCGGCAGGTCGGGGCCGTCCGCGCGATGATGGCCCAAGCCTTTCGCCAGGTTTCCTCGCCCATGAAATCGTACGTCTTGGGAAGCGGATCCAGCCTGCAGTTGCAGTGCCCGCATCGGAGGTTGCAGCCGTGCGTGGGTTCGAGCGACCACACCCAAGGACTCGTGGCGCCGAGCGGCTTGACGATCTTCTCTTTTCGGGCGTTCGCCGGCAGAAAGCTATTCATTGAGGTTTGCCAGGTCCGGCATGCCTGCCTGTCGTGCAGCTTGGTTTGCGTCGGGCGCGGCCTGACCTTCGGCCGCCTGCTCTGTCGTCTCCTCGGGGTTTTCAGCGTCGGAGACGTAGCGCTTGTTTTTCGCGATGAGGATCTTTTCCTCGGGCGGGTGCCACAGGAAACGGGCTTTCGGGCTGACGGTTTGTCCGATCAAACGGGCGAAGTCGTCCAGGGCTTCCTGATTTCGAAAGTGGATTATGATCGACCGCCAAGCGCCGTCTTTCGAGGTGAACTGCGGCATCCCGCCCCAGAAGGATTCGGGCTGCTGCGCGGCCGTGTCGAGGAGGTTGTTGATTTCGAACTGCTCGAATCCCGTCACGCTGAAATCGAAACCGGCGTCCTCCAGCGACATCAGTTCCATTTTCAAAAGGGTTTCGTCCCACCCGGCGTTCAGGGCCAGCTTGTTGTCGGCTATCACGTACGCCCGTTTCTGCGCGGGCGTCAGGCCCGAGAGGTCGATGCAGGGAACTTGCCCGAGGCCCAACCTCTTCGCCGCCTCGAATCTTCCGTGGCCTGCCAAGATCCCTTTGTCGCCGTCCGTCAGGATGGGATTCGTCCAACCGAATTCTTTTATCGACGCGATGATTTGTTGGATCTGTTCTTCAGAGTGGATTCGGGCGTTGCGTTCGAAGGGTATCAGGGCCGCCAGGTCGACGAGTTTCACCGGGCGCAACGCGCCCTCGTGTTCCGTCTTGGAGTCGGGTTCCTTCCCGTTCCCTTCCGTCACATTCCAACCCTCCGTGGTGGTTCGCCGGTTCCCTTTTGCGGCGGGATCGGGAACCGGCGTTGCTCGCTGCCGTCACATGAAAGGAGTTTCGGACGGATAGATGCCACTAAAGCAATGCGGAATCAAGAAAATAATTTTCCGCGCGGGCAAATTCCAGGCAACGCAAACCGATTTCAGGAATGGTGGACGGCGTAATGTTCCGTCGGCTTTAAGACTTCCAAATTTTCAAAATCATTGTTTCCGGGGTCATGATCTTTATGGTGGACATAGAGTTTCGGATTCGTGACGCCTGCAACTACGCGATGTTTTCCGATTACCTTTTTGCCCACGCGAACTTTTTTATATTCCGACGAATCATGCCTGAATTTCCCTTGTTTCCGCACTTTTCTCATATATTCATTGGCGCATTTCCGGCAGTATCCACCTGAAACAGGAACCTCTAAGTGGCACTTACTGCAAAAATGTTTTCTCACTTCTATCCTCCATCGTTTCACGGGAAACGGGTCAAGACCCGCAGGGATGCAGGCGTTTGCAGACGTTTTCGATGGTTTGGCAGTCGCGGCAAACCTTCTTCGCCGGAATGCCGCCGCTGGCTTTTGCGAAGGCGATATGACCGCATTCCAGCGTAAATTTGAAGGTTCCCCGCGCACTTATCGGGCAACATTTGTTCGCGTACAGTTCCGCGCGGATGACTTTTCGCCAAGCTTTCACGGTTCGGCCTCCTCTTGGTCTTCGTCGACGCGCCGGGGTTTTGGTCCGGGCCTGCAGTAGATTTTGCCGCCGAGTATTCCGCGAAGCATGCGGTCCAAATCCTCGTCGCTCACGACCGACGCGTTTTTACCGACGCAGGCTTTCGCGTTCGCCAGGGCGTCGAGCATGGCCTCGGTCGTGATCCCGCAGAGTTCGGATTGTCCGGCCCAACACCTCGGACAATAAGGCCACAGTTGCACCTTGAATCCGGGTCCGGTCGGGCGCGTCTCGATCCGCATGGGGATCTGTTCTTGCGAGCAGCCGCAGACGCAGCAGCGGGTCAAGTCCGGGTCGTGGAAAATAAACAGCGTGGCCGTTTCGGTTTTTTTCTTGTACGGTCCTCTGCCCATGTTTGCGCTCCGTCCCTCTCAGCCTTTCAGGATTCCGGGGTCGAGTTCGGTCGGGGTCATTTCGCCGTCGATCGGCCGGATCTGGATCAGCAGGCCCCGAGCGTTCAGGATCTTGTTCAGAATTCCAAAAGTGTTCACGGGGTAACGCTCGACGCCGAACTTCAGGAGTTGATAGTCGGGTTCGGTTTCGTCCAGCAGGTCGGTTTCTCCGAAGATTTGCGATTGAACTTTTTGCACGGTTTAACCTCCTTCAGGTCATTGCACGGTTGTCATTCCTTTCACGGTTTTGAAAATTTCCCTCATCAGGTCCTCCGCGCCTTCCAGCCTCGCCCGTCGGGCCTGCAGGATTTTGTTGTACCAGCGGAGAATGTCGGGCATGCGGCGCAGGATCTCAACCTCGATTTTTTCCCAACAACAATCGCAGATCGTCTTGCCTGCGAATATGGTTTCTCCGACAGGGTCCGCGTACGGATCGATCACGTCTCCCTTTTCGTCCTCGTTGTCCGCGTGGTAGACGGCCCCGCAGAATTCGCACCTTGTTTTCCCCACGGTGCTGACGCCGTGGCCGACCCCGAAAAGATCGGGTGAATCGTCGAAGCGCATGACTCCTCCTTACAAAATTTTCTTGCTCCTCAAAATTTCCCAATCTCCATCGTCCAGTTGTTCCAACCACGCGATGAAATCTCCAAAAACTTTTTCCAGAGCCTGCAGTCTCCCGATCGCTTCTTTGCGGGTGAGGCCCCGCTCCAAGGTGTTGCCGCATTCTTCGATCTCGCTTAAAAACTTCTCGCAGCGCAGCCGCTTCGCGGCTGCCCCTTCGTTCGATTCGCTCATAGTTTGATCTCCTTGCAGATCCGATGTATCCGCGCGGCGACCGACTCGCCCAAAATACCGCGGAGGTCCTGCAGGCGCGGGTCGTCCGACTTCAGCGGATAGTTGCTCGTGACGGTGAGTTTGAGTTCCCGGCGCATGATCGTGTCGAAGAGGTCGAACAGCATTTCCTGACGGAAGCCGGTTCGCGCCGGGGCCTTGTCGATGTCGTCGATGAACACGTGCCCGTTCTCGGCCCCGTTCAGCACTTGGAGGATCTGCGATTCGAACCGCTCTCCTCCTCCGGGTTCCACCAGGTCGGCCTTGCGCAACTCCTCGATCGCGTCCCTGGCGCTCCGGAGAACGCACTTGATGCCGGCGAGCGCGATGAATCGGTATTGCGCGATCATCAGGTGAGTCTTGCCGCTGCTGTACCCTCCGGTGATCAAATAACTATCGTAGGATTTTTGCCGCAACTCGCGGATCGCGTCGGCCTGTCCGGGCACGTCCCGGTAAGGCGCGAAGGTTTCCAGTTCCGCGTCGCGATACTTTTTCCACTCCTCCAGGATCACCCGGATGCGGTCCTGCCTGAATTGTTTTTTCGCGCACTCGCATTTCACGACGCCTCCAGTTTCCTCGAAGGGCACCCACCCGGTGTTGCTGCATTTCGGACAGAAGATCAATTCGGCTTCGCTATCCCTTTGGAACTTTGTCCGGGTCGAATCGGAGGACTCCTGTCGGATTGACGTTTCCACTCGGGCCACCGTTTCTTTGATCGGCTCCGTTCGTCCTCGCTCCTCGGTTTTGTTCTCGGTCATACCAACCTCCAAGAAATCGCTTGATGCCTCTTTGGGTTTTCTGTTGCTCCGGGTTGTTCAGGAGCCAGCCTTTCGCCCGGAGGGTTTCGGCCTCTATGTCAACGCGCGGGTACAGCGGTTTCATTTCCGCGACGTAGGCCCGCGTCACCGCGTGGGTGGTTTTCTTTCCTTTAAGAGGTAATTCGGTGAAGATCTCCTCCGGCGGGTTCGGTCCGGAAGCGATGGCTTTTTCATCGCTCCGGACAAAAGTAGTTTCTTTATACTGTTCCTGTTCCTGTTCCTGTTCCTGTTTCGCGAAGGGACCTGTTGAGCGATTTTTTGACTCGTCGAGGGGCTTCCTGAAAGGCTTTCGGAAGTCTTCACTAAAGGC